TGATCTGAAAGTCTATAAGCTGCTCTGTCAGTAGCTAAAGATTGGAAGTTGACATGTGAATGAGCTTCCTCAATGTCATCGACTTTAAATGCAAAGTAGTTTGCTTTGTCAACGACTAGAGAAAAATCCTCATCGTCCAAGTCTTGAGGTGTGATTGTTGTGCCACGAGCATACGATTTTACCGTAATTTCAGGCTCTTTTATAATTTTAACAGTATCACCCATCTGAGCAATCTCACCGAAATAATCAGAGTTTGTGATACCTTCCACAACAGATGACTTACGAAAAGCAAGCTGTACCTGTTTGGAATAGATTACTGGCGAAAAGTTACCATTAGGTAAATTGCCGTAACCTGCAGCGGTTGAAAAAGCCATAGTTAATCCTCCTTACTTTTTCAGGTTCACAGATACAAATTACAATTACTGATACAGGGGCTAATTTAGTTCTAGGTGCAGATGTACACTCTGGGCTAGTTAAACTAGGTTATTCTCATCACATTGTTTTTTGTTAGAATAATGTACACTTATAAGTAGTCCTTAAAGGGGTTATATGTGTACATTTGTAGTATATACATAGTTATACATATATTTTTAAAAATGTCAACACTTTTTTTTATCTAGCTGATCCAGATACGTCATAAACAAACTTTCCTGTTCGGATAGCTTCCATGACTTCATCGGCTCGCTTTTCATATTCCTGTGAAGACATCTTTTGTACTTGAGACTCCTTCAGATATGAAGACTCTTCATTTGTCTGAGGTTTAGTTCTCGTTGACTTCGTGTTTGTAGCAAAAGCTGCATCTTTATTACTTGACTTCTTTTTGCTGATACCTTTGTCAGCTTTATATAAGTCTATAGCACGAGAAGCTGCCTTTGCATCCGTATCATTATCATACAGAGCTTGTTGAACCCACTTTGGTTGTTCTTCTGCCCAGTTATGAAAATCATCACTTTCTCTTATGTCAGCAAAATCAGGATGCATTTTTAATAATTCAACTTCAGCTTTTTCCTTCGTAGCTGAGTGTTGCATCTCGTTGATCTCTTTGATCTTGTTTTCAAGACCTTCGGCTTGCTCAAGAGACTTTTTGATAGCTATTGTTTCAACTACTGCTGCAATGTCAGGATATTGCTTTGTCCATGCTTCAATGTCCTCATCACTGCTAGGAAGCTTTATTTGTTTTTTAGTTGCTTCATCTAACTGTGACTTGAGTGCTTTAACCTGCTCATGCAGTTCAGTCTCTTTTTGCTGAGAGTATCTACGCAGATCACCATAACGCTTTTTAAACGTCTTTTCTTCTGCACTGGTTGGTTCAGGCTCTTTGTCCTCTTTTACCTCTTCAGCCTTTTGTTCCTCAGTTGCTTCGCCTTTTTGTTCGGCAAGAAGTTTCTCTAACTCCTCTTCGTCTTTTTTAATCCTATCATCTCTTGAATATTTCCGAGATGCTAATGCCATCACCTTTTTAGGTGTAGCGTCTTTTACCATTACATTTGGTTCTTCCATTTACTTTACCTTTCGTTAGGGCTAACTGTTGCCATGTTGATGGGGAGTTAGGTAGCCAACATAATGTGGATTTATTTTTTACGTGATGAAGCCAATCCACCCTTCTTCATTTTCTTTGGTTTAGCTTTAGGTGAAGCTATACCACCTTTGTTCAGTCTTTGTGGTTTCATAGGTTTAGTGGGTACACCTCCTACGTACATTTTAGACATACCTCCTTTGTTCCTAAAAGGATTTGCTAGTTCTTCTTGACTTTGATACGCAGGGTTTTGACTTAGAGAAGCTTCAAGAGGATTTTCATCTCTGGCTCTTTGTTGAGCTTCGCTGTCCCCAGACTCTTGTGAAGGAACATACATAAAACTGCCCGGACCTGTTGGCACTGCTGTTTTTCCCTTTGTTAAAACATTTTGCTCTACTCTATCTCTAACATCTCTTCTGTTCTGTTCTATTCTACCTAATGCACCTTTTGTAAGTTCAGCATTAGGATTTCCGGGTTGAGATACTCTAAGAACACCCTTATCATCTTCACGAATACCTGACAAAAATGCATCTGCTTTGTTTAGAGCAGGAACTAAAGGTTTAGTCTGGGTATTTAAATCTGTTAAATATTGTTTGTAAGCATCTTTTGTTACTGCAGATTTATCTCTAGGATCAGCCTTTAAGACTTTGTTCAATCTGGTTTCTGCATCAAGTCTTTCTTGTCTTGCTTTTATTGTAGGGTTCTTAGAATCTGCAGCTTTAATACTTTCCGACGCCTTAGAACTAAAGATGTTTCTTATAAAGCTTGTAACTGGACTTAGTATACCTGCTAATCCTGTAGCACCTGCTTTGGATGCTTCTAATGCTTTGTTGACTTGTTCTGCTGTAGGAGCAGTGCCTAATCTAGTTTGCAAGGCAAATCTTACTTTATCATACGTTGGTAAGTTATAGTATTGCTGAAAAGATAATTTTGATTCTTTAATTCCACTAGACTTTAATGCATCATATTCATCTTTTAAATTATTAAATGTAGTTTCTTGTAAACTTATAGGTGAACCATCTTCTTTAAATAGTCCATAGTTTGCATCCATTATGTCTGTATCTTGTGCAGTTTCAAATCTAGGTTGAGGTTGAGCAAAAGGATCAGGCTGTGCTTCACCAACGCTAGGTCTATCAGAGCCACCTCTATCATCATCTGTTGTTGTGGTCATTCTAGGTCTAGCACCTATCTGTTCTTCTGTAGGACTATCATCTACAACGTATCCCTCTGGTAATGGGAACATAGGCTCGTCCCCCTCAAACGGATGCATTTCAAAATCATCTGGATTGTTTGGGTTAACTACCTTTTTAAGTGTAACAGATCCACGAGTAGGAGCAGTCTTTAATGAGTCTCGTATTTCTTGCTTCTCTTCTTCCGTATACTCTGTCGGCTGTGTACCTGCCGTCACCTGACTTGTAAATCGTGGATCACTAAGCAGTCCTCCTGTTTGTAGTCCTACTGCACCACCTTCAGCCTTTTCTTCTTTCTCGTCATCATCTTCTTTTTTCATCTCACCTGATATAACAACTAAGTCAGCCATACCAAATGGAAGATCATCTGGTATCTCAGCTTCGTCTGGGTTGCCAAGCTGTCCCATCTTATCCATCATCTTCAAGCCTTGCTTTGCATCTTGACGCATCTTCATCAATGTTTCAAGACCAATGTATCGCACAACGTCTGCAGGAAAAACAAACTCACCCTCACTAAGCATTGTGGGTATATCGTCTGCAACTTCTTCTTTTAATGAACCTGACGGTACTTTGTTGCCTGACGTTGGTTCTGTTTCACCACCATCGTCCTGCATGCCACCTTCTTGCATGAAAGCCATTTTCATTTGTTCCTGCATCACTGCTCCTCCTTGATTAAAATTTTTTGCTTTGTTTAAAGCTTTTACTTCGTTTTCACTCAAAACTTTATTAACTTTCATTTCACCACTTATAAGCCAAGAACCTTCCATATTAGGGTTTGTCTTGTATCTATAACTTCCCCCTGTAGGTATATAATCTAAATCTGCCGTTTTAGTATTTATACTTCCATCTTTAAGTTTAGCAGCTCCTTTATTAGCTATAGATTGATAGTCTACATCATCAGAAAATTCAACCTCTGCCCAAACTCTATCAGGTCCTTCTCTTAAATGTGAAGCCGTTGGTCTTGTATCACCATGCCATCCGGGTCGGTATTTAACAGACATCACAGTTCCAAACGGAGACTGTTTTAATGCTTTTTCTGTGGTAGTAGGTTTAATACCTAACTTTTTCATTTCGTCAACGGTAGCTTGGTCAGCTATTGGTTGTGCATCTCCTGTCTTAGCAGGAGTTCTTTTTACACCTTTTAAATCTTTAAAATGATAAGCATCTGTTGCTTCTAGCCATCTACCTTTAGGCACAGGACTTTTTGTATCAACAAATAATGGATAAAGTTCTCCATCTTTTTGCCTAAATAATTTGTAACCCTTAGTTGTTTTTGTGGGTATTTTATCTTCGTCTAAAAATTTAGCGTCTATATACTCTTTTGACTCTTCTATTTCGTCTACTATTTTTTCTTTATTATTTTCTACATCTTTTAATTTTAACTTTTCTGCTGCTTTTTTTATACCTTTTCTAGCAACTCCTCCTACAACTGGTACAGCACCCACTAATAAAGATGAAAGGGCAACTCCTGCACCAAGCATATCTTGCTCAGAAACACTTCTAACTAAATCTGTAGTATCTTTAGCTGTGCTAACTCCGGGAATAAAATCTGACGCACCTACTAAAAAATCTTTTCCAGACTCACTATCAAATACATCTTTACCTTCAAATTGTTCCTCAATAGCTTTTGTTTGAGAACCAAGTAAGCGAGACATTTGCTCATCTTGTGTAGAGCCTTTTCTGCTTTTTTCTAACCTAGCCCTTATTGCTGCTCTTTTATCGTCTTCAGGTCTTAGACTATCACTTCTATCTTTAGCCGCTTCTATTGCTTCTTCATAAGTGTCGTGTTCACTTGTTGGTATAAGCCTATTATCTTCAATAGCCTTTTTTAACTCGTCCTCTGTATATTCTTTGTTAGCATATATACTAGGCACATTATAAAACTTACCTCCGATGGGTATAGTTCGTGATCTTTCAGAAACCATTTCACCTTCAGAAGTTTCTAACACAGGTCTACCTGCTCTAGTTATTTCTCCTGTAGGCTTGCCAACCAAAAGTCTATTAGGATTAGGTTTGATTCTTTCCATTTGCGTTTACATTATCTCTTAGTTGTCGCAATCGTCTTAATATCATAATAGCACCTTGTGATCTGTGCAGTATAACTAATTCGTTTGTCTGCTCCATAACAGCGTGGTTTTGTGCTATTAAAAAATTTATATAATCATTGAAGCTGTCCCATTGGTCCTTGTTGTTGACCAGTGGCTTGAGCTTGCTGAGTAGCTTGTCCTGTAGGTTGTTCTGCATTTCCTGTAAATCCTTGTTCCTGTGGCAACGGTACTTGCCCTGTTCCTATAGTCGCACCACCTGCCCCTGTTGGATCTAGGGGATTTGCCCCTGCAGGAGGTGTCGGCTGTTGTGGCTGTTGCTGTTGGAATTTTTTCATGATCTCTGCTTGCAATGCAGCTTCGTCCATGTTGTTTGTCACCTTCTCTGGGTCTAGGTCTAGTGACTTGGCTATCTCTCTTATTACATACTGAAACTTTGCAAACGGTGCAAGTGACTGATTGCTTGCCACTTGTAAAAACTGCATAAGTCTTTGGCTACGCACTTCGTTTGCCATCAAGCTTTCTGTACCACGAGCTTTCACTTCTAAGTCCCCTTTGGTCTTTTTATCAAAGTTAAACTGCATGTTAAATCTAAACAGACCTTCGCCTAATGGTCTAAGTAAATAATCGTCTACGTTCTTTATAACATTCTTTATGCCACCACTTGCTGCGTTCATCAGCATGGATATACCTGACGCTGTACGTCCTACACCCATGACACCTGTTTGCCCATGAGCAAAGCTTGGCAGTCCTGTGCTTTCGTCTGCAAGCACTCTGGCTTTGTCAAACAGTTGCATATTCTCGTTAGCTACGTTTGGAAACTTTGTACCAAAGATTGCTTGACCCGGAGCACCACCCTGTCTTCTGAATATTTTTCCCGGATAGACAGAAAGGTCTTGACCCGGTACTAAGTTTGTTTCATCTATCTCTATTAACAGATTACCAGACATCACAGCATTGTCAACAGCCATTCGCATAAAACCGTTCATTAATGTCTGTGTATCGTCCATGTTCTCTGCTATACCTACACCAAAGAAGCTGTATGGGTTGAGTTCATACGGAGCAGCCATATAAGGTATCTTAGCAGGTTTAAATGGATTAAGTACCATTCGTAACACTTTACTGTTGCATATCCAGATGTTTGCCTGTATTTCATCGTGATCTGCTATCTCTTCAGGAATATCTAATCCCTGTTCTTTGAGCATGTTTGTATCTACCATACCCCAATATTCTAGCACTTCATATCGTGCTATTGCATGTTCTGGTGAATAGTCAGATAGATCATCTTCCCAGTATTCTTTATTGTAGTTCTCACCTAGCTCTATGGCTTCATCTATAAGTGTGTCTCTAAAGTGTGGTCGTTTCTTTAATGCACGTAGCTGTGATCGTGACATCTTGTGTCTTTCTATCACATACTGTGCTTCATCCATGTTGTTTGCATCTGGATCAGGAAAGAAGTTCCATACAGATACATGTGAAACCTGTGGCACTGTTTTGAATACAGGAGAATACTCACCCTCATCATCCCAGTTAGGGTATTCTTTATCTACAGCAAAAGGTCCTTTCATCACACCTGTGCCAAACAGAGCCATTTCAAATGCTGTGCTACGTAGATGCTTGTTTGCATTTGATTCTTCTAACTGGTCATGTATCTGCTTCTGCATATTCTTTGCAGCAATCATTGCAGGACTAAATGTAATCGCTGAAGGTGTTTTACCCACACCCTCTCTCAGATTATCTACATCATCAAACTTACCTTCCAAAGGTCCTAGTTTGTCCGTCAAGCTTTCTTTTGTAGAACCTGCAGGTAAATCTTTACCATCACCTGCAAAGCCATAAGGACTTTCCATTTCGTCTAGTTTTCCTCTAATGTTCTCTGGCTCTTTCGGATCAAAGCTTACATCTGATACTACACCCTCTGGTAATTCTGTTGGCTCTACCGTAAGTGGAAACTTATTATTAGCAAACAACACATCAACTATCTGTCCATATGCTGCAAGTGTTTTAGTTTTTGTTACTTTAATAAATACTCTTGACTTCTCTGCTTCTGTAAACTGTACATCAGAACCATATAGACCTCTGTAGTTCCTGTATGCTCGTAACCATCTTTGCTCGTCTTGCTCTCTGTAGTCATCAGCTTTTTTGTATCTATCCATGATGTATGGAATGATGTTAGAACTATTGTAATCGTCTTGACTATCTACCTCTGTATCTTCGATAGCGATTGATGAGTCATCCATAAATACTTCTTCGTCTATATTATCTTCAGCCATATTAATATCCAAATGTTGCGTCTGCTACAGGCATGCTATTTGTTTGTCTGTTTGCAGGATCATAATCAAATACACTAAACCGTGGTCTTGACATTATACCATATCTTAGAGCATCATACAAGTGATCTTCTGAGTTTGTGTCTATATCTTCTGGATTTTTTTTATCCAGTGGTATAGCAGGTAGTTGCGAGATGATGTCAGTACATGTGCTAAAAAAAACCAAACGTGGCTCTTCGGTGAACTCATCAACTTGTAATCTTCTATGTATTTCATTTTTACCTGATACTCTACTTCCTCGACTTCTATCAGAGGGTCTAAACCTACAGCCTTTCATAATCATTTGTTCTGCTAGGCTAGGTCCTGTGTCTCCTCGTTTGTGCCAGAGTGAACTATCTAACACTCCATATCTTATATTGCCGTCTTCTGCTTCTTCATCTAGTATCATATCAGCCAAGTCTGTAGCTAACACCTTTGATACGTACAACTCTCTGTACACTACTAGCTGTTCAGATGGACTAACAGCAAACCATACAACGGCAGAATAACTTCCATACCCATAGTCGCATGACCTAAACTTAGTCCAATTACTAGGTATATGGAAAGGCTCAACCACATGTATGTTGCGATCAAACTCGGTGAAAGCTGCTCCTTCTTTAATATCCCAATCTCCTTCCAGTAGTTGTCTTCTTTGCTGTTCAGGAAGGGATAGAAGCATTGCTTCATAATCGCCTTGCTCCGAGAGATAAGGGTTATCTGTAAGTCGAGCAGGTATAAACCTACGTTTGAATAGTGGCTGTCCTGCTTTGCTGTGTCCTGCAGGATACTTGAGTTCTTCTCCACTTTCAATGTCTGTTGCATTAAATGCCTTGTTATATGGTGCAGGGTCTATAAACATCTTCTTGACCCAGTGATGCCCCCTACCTCCGGGGTTCGTAGTTGCTCTCATGTACACTGGCAGATCAGATGATGTAGAACGTAAACGTGATCTCATGTAGTTCCAAGCAAACGGTGTAGCCCACTGTGTAAGTTCGTCAAATCCTATCCAACTAAATGCTAGTCCTTGGTATCGTAGCACATCATCATCTCTGTCGAGATATGACATCCATAGTCTTGCACCTGATGGTGCTACCCACTGCATCTTTCGTTCTGACCACTTAATACCCTTCCATATTTTTGGGTAGAGTTCTTGACTTTTAAATATAAGTTCTCGTAACTCTTCTGTGGTGTGACGCAGTAGTAAGCCACTAAATGCAGGATGTCCCATATAACGCAAAGGGTCTGCTAACATTGCGTAGGACTTACCACCTCCTGCTGACCCACCGTATAGAACTTCTCTTTCACCTGCTGCTAGAAATGATGTTTGAGGACCTTTGTTTGGTTGAAAAATAACATTGTGTGATTCTTCTACAGGTAGTACATCTATTTCTATTTCTTTAACTGGTGGCTTCTGTTTTTGCTCCTGTACGACTTTCTTCGAGTTCTTTCGCTTTGTTAATCGCTTTTTCGGCATACTCTGCCCACTTGCGTAAGCTTGTAACTTTGTTCTTACGTTGTCGCTCATTCTTTAACCGTTTCATCAATCCTACGTGAGATATTTCTCGTCCACTGTTTTTTGTTAGCCAGTTGGCAACTTGCCTGTATGAATACTGTCGTGTGTATGCTCTTGCCTGTTCTAATAAATCTAACTCTAACTTTACTGGTTGCAAAACATCTGGATCGTTTTCATCTACAACATAACCAAACGGTACTGTTCTTGCTATCTTAGGTATAGCTACCCACTCTTCTTCTTCTTTCATGTCTGTGGGTTGTGGTAGTGTCCACTTACCTAATGATCTATTCATTGCCTTTTTCTTTTGGTGGCATTAACATCACACCACCTGTAGCTTCTACTTGCATCTTTTCTGTTTTTACTAAACCAGTTCTGTCAAGTAACTCTTTCGCTGCAGCTAGTTTGTCACGTATACCTAGCTCTGTTGGATCTATCAAACCCCCTGCAATCGCAACAGCAGCTCGTGGTGCATTTCTAGCCATATAGTCTTGTGTAGCTTCTAGTATTTCGTCTTTGATGCCCCTCATTACTTCTGTTGTGCTTGATGCATCAGAATATCCTGCTAACTTCTTAGCCATAACTAAGTCACCTCCTGCTTCGTCAAATAATACAGCTAGTAACTTTTGTTGTTTTTCTGTAAGTTGTCGTGCCATTTATGAACCCTTTTTCCATTTCTTAGAAGGAGATTTAGTTTTACTTGGACTCCATTTAACTTTGTCTGCCCAATATGCCGCAGATAATTTACCCTTGGCTATATTCTTAGCGTGTCTACTTTTAAATGCTTTTCTCTGTCCAACTGTCTGGTTAGTCTTTACACCCTTTTGTCCAAACTTTATGTACTTATACTTGCCACCCTCACTAGCCATAACGTGATGTGATTTACCAGATGTATCACTGTCAGGTAGTCTTTGAGCTTTGTTGACTGCTCTCAGACCTACATCCTTCATCTTATTTTTGACTCGTTCAGGTAACGCCATCAGCTTACTTGAAAATGAGGACCATCAATAAATGGGCGGCGGTTTTGACTTCTACGTAAATCTACATAAGCGTTCATCGCTGCTTCCATTGTTCCGTCCCACTCAGCTATATTATCTATATGCCATGAAGCTCCCCAACAAATTTTAGCTCCAATTTCTAGTGCTGCTTGCTTCATTGCGTCAGCTATGTCATCGTACATCACGATGTCCCAACTTGGGTCACTACCATCATAAGCCATTAAATCGACAGCATGTGAATATCCATCTTCTTGTACAAGGTGTTTAGATTTCATCGTTTGTGATCTTTTTGCTTCATACAATCTTTTTTGTTCTGCAAGGGAACGGACACCATAAATCACTCCAAAGTCCACTTTGCTCACTTCAATGGCACGTTTAACTGTGTCTACCAGTACAGGATGTACACCTTCTAGTTTTCCTAAACTTCTTCCTGATAATTTAAACGCCATTACTTCTTCCTCTTATTAAAAAACTTACCTGCAGATCGTGTAGCAAAACTTGCACTCACGATAGCTCCCAATGCAATCTGATACCACTGTGGCATACCTGCCAGTGCTTCAAATCCGTCTGCTACTACACCCCTGCCCCATGACCCACAAAAGCTCAAGATCAGAGGAATACTGAACAGCAATGTAAGCCATTCGTCCTTCCACGAGCTTTGGGATGCCCTCATAGCAGCTAAGTCCCAGTCTATCTCACCAGTAGCTTCCTTCATCTTGATAGTAGCTTCAGCCTTCTGTATGGCTGTCTTACCATCTATGTATGAAGACGCTAAACTCGTTACTGAACTAAGCAGTGTACCTATCATTATACGCAGTCACAATCTTCATGGCACTTTTTATTTAAGATAGCACACCATATTCTTTTAAAGTATCTCCATATCTTCCAGTTCATCGTTCTTCCCTCTCCATTCTTTTGGGTTCTGACTTCTCTGCTCCCATCCATATGGCGAAAGATCCTGTCATCGCCCCTGTAATCACGGATATCAACCCTGCTTGTTGTGTGGTCAACTCTGGCTGACTCAAAGCCCATTCGATACAGCGTATATAAACGCCTGTCATCACTAGCATCATAAGTCTTGGAAGTATTTGCCATCTGTCAAGTGTTTCTGGAGTCATTTTTATCTTTATCCTTTATAACTTCCTCTACCCAGTCCCCATTGTCCCCAGTTTTCTCACAATACTCACATTTATCATCTTCAATGTGATGCCCACAAACGTCACATGTAGGCTCATAGAGCATCAACTGTCTACGCTATTATTCTGTGCTATGAATTTATTAAGCACATCTTCGTTTACACATATAACTCTTTCTACAGGTCTTTGCCCATAGAACTTCCATACAGTTTTTACAAGAGGTTCAGGATTATTCTTTACAAACTCTTTACATTCATCTACACTGTGAAAGTGTCCGTGTTTTGGTTGCTTAAAAACTAATATATCCTGCATACCGTTATCATAAACTCCTAGCATTACTGCTACAGCAAACCATGCTTCAACTATCATTTTCAAAATATCCTATATTATGTAACTTTTCGATAACTTCTCGTCTTTTTAGCGATGCCTTTAGGCTGTTTAACGAATTGTTTGCCTGATGCTGTGCCTTTTCTTTTAGCTCTAGTTGTCGCTGCGTACTCTTGGGGTGATAGAGCCTTGATTGCAGCTGTTGGAAGATAGCGTTCTCCAGTTTTCTTACTGGGCTTACCACTTTTGGTTCTCCATTTCTGTTTTGTCCATGATTTAAGACTTCTTTGGCTTTGTTTTAGTGCCATGTTGTCTCCTTAATTGCTCTTTTGCCTTCTTTGCAAGGGCAGCTTGCTCAGTTTTTCCTGCAACCCTAGCTCGTTGTTCAAGAACGGTGAGGATTTGTATCTTCCTCGCATAGGGTTTCTTAATTTTCTTAACTTTTGCAATAGTTTCTTTTGCATCTTTTACTGTCGCATACTTTATACTTACTGTATCTTTAGGATTTTCATCCGTATAGAGCCTTCTGTCGCTACCTTTCGGCTTTTTGCCTGTCCCTTTCTTAGGATCAGCCATTACGACTTATAGCCCCCACCTGCTTTCTTATATCGTGCCGCTAATAACTGTGCTTTTCTTGCAGACCACTGCCCGGGATTACCCCCAGAAGAACCTGCCTTGATTGCTGAGAACATTCTTTTTCTCATTCCCGTCTTTGTATAGTTACCTGCTTGGTTTACTGTGCTACCACCTTTGTTTAACTTTAGGGATGATAACGCTTTTGATTGCTTTGCATGAGCTTTACTTGCTTTTTTTAGCTTTCCTGCTACTTTTTTTATTGTTGCTTTGGCTCTGGTTGTCATCGGTATCCTCTGCGTATAGGTTATTGAACACTCTATCAGTGTTCCACACATATTCAATCTCTTGTTTAGAATGAAAAATTCTTTGGGAAGGTCTGAAGTCAGGTGAGCCTGTTCCAGTCTCGAACCACGCAGGATGTGTTACTCTGACTCTGTTGTTTGGTAGTGCCACTATGTTTCCTGTATATTCACCTGCGTTCATTAGCTCTAGCACATGACTTTGTTTGTGTTGTGCAGGATCGTCTGCAATTTCGCTATTCGTGTAATCTACGGTGAAGTAATACTTTGCAGGATAAAACTCACCATCCACTTTCGCTATCCAAGGTGCAGGAGTTGCTCTGTTGAGTACATACACGCTGTGGTCATGTGACATACAATCCCAAGGTTGTGCAATATACGGTGGCAACTCTTTTGCCCAATCATCTACTGGTGTATCACCTACTAAGGCTGTAATAGGCATCCTCGCCCACATTGCACCACCAGTTACGTTCTGTTCGTCTGTATCGTCTGTTTCACATCCAGTAAAGATCACTTGAAACGATAAACATCTATTCGGCATTGATGTCACGGCTATTACCATACAATGTAAAAACTCGCCATGACCTCGTTGAAAATTTGTTGTGTATTCTCTTCTTACCCACGCTTTGAAGTATGGGACATTACTTTGTAAATAGGACACTGATTACTCCTTACCGTATATAACCGTTTGATCTTTGTTGTCTTTGTTAAACAGATACCAACAACAATTATCTTTGCCTGTCATTTTGCTGTCTGGTATCCACTTCACTCTGCCTACACTTACTATCTTTTGTAATCGTTGTTGATAAGGTCTGCTCTGTTTTGTATGTATCCAGTCTGCATCGAATAACAGCCACGTTGGAGATAAGTCGCTTAGATGTTCTATTATCGGATGTAATAGCTTTCTATTCCAAGGTGGATTTGTTATATAATAGTCTGGTTTGTCCTCAATGTCAAGAACATTTTTTACTAAAATACCTTTTTCTTGTGGTTCAATGTCACTTTGGTATAAACACTTACCATCTGTGTATTTCAGTAGAAGTGATGTTAGCGTTCCATCACCTGCACACGGCTCTATAAAATTATATGTGATATAGTCGATGTGCTTTAAAAGAGGTATTAAGGCTTCTTCTGGTGTCCTGTAATAGTCTCTTTCTCTTCTCTCAAAATTACTACGCTTACCCATATTGCTAAAGCAATTTACCCATATACTATTTACGTCTTCTAGGCTTTCTCGCAGGTTGCCTAGACATGTTGAGTTTAGCAGGTAGAACACGTAAGTTTGACCTACGGTTGTCGTTAGGATTCATGTTCTTATGATCTACCTGCTTTTTATCCCCCACTTTTACCCTGCCTTCTTTCATCAGAGCATATCTTGCTCTTCCTCTGGCAGCACGAGCTTTCTTACGTTTAGGAAGACCGTCATACGTAAGATGCTCTTTACGGTAGTTTCGCTTCTGGACCATTACCTTTTAGTTTTTCGGTTGTCCACTACACCGTACTTTTTAGGCATGCCCCCCATAGCATAACCTTTCTTCTTCATAGAGCCACCTTTAGCATAACCTTTTTTGGTCATGCCACCTTTTTTCATGTAGCCCATTTTGTTACGCACGTTTGTTGGTAGTTTTTTTAGTCCTACTTGGGAAGGATTAGTAGCTTTCAAACCACCCATTGCGTAACCCTTCTTTTTCATGCCACCCATAGCCATGCCCTTTTTCTTCATAGAGCCGCCCATAGCCATGCCTTTCTTTTTCATCGCAGCACCACCCATAGCCATCTTTTTCATGTCAGCTTTGAATTTAGCCATTCCTGTTCCCGGCTTGTAGGTGTTTGCAAATTTTGTTAAAGCTTCTTTTCTGGACTTTATGCCTTTAGCTTTCATGAATGTTGTAAGTTGTGCAGCAGTTATAGCTAACTTAGCTTTATTGTTTTTGTCCATGAAGTACAGCTTTCCTGCCTTTTGAGCAGCTGAAACTGATTTAGGCACAGATCCTTTAGGACCAAGATCCTTTTTAGTTTGTCTTGTACCTGCTTGCCCTTTTTTCTGAGCATCCGACATTACAGATTTAGCAGGAGTCTTCTTTTTAGGCTTATCCATTCTCTTAGTTTTTAGCATTTTCTTTGCTTCTTCTGTAGCTTTTTTCTTCTTTGCAGCTTTCTCAGCTGCGGCTATTTTAGCTTTAGCAGATCTTTCACCTGCAGTTTTAGAAGCGTCACGCTTTTGTTGTTCTGTTTGTAACTGTTTTAACTTTCTCTTATCCGCAGCAGACATTCCACTTTTAGATAATCTTCTTCTTAATCCTTCTGCTAAGCTTGATGTAGGTTTAGGTTTGTTCATTCCAAATCCAAACTTAAAACCTGCTTCCTTCATCGCCTTTTCCGTTTTACTAGCCATTTTAGTCTTCCTCTTCCTTTTCGAGCCATCCTTCTGCGATCATAGCGTCTTCAATACGCTTTAGCGTGTATCGCTCTCCTGTACGTGCTTCAATAGCATTACGTACATAGAATACATCACTGTGGGGTATATGTAATTTGTCGAGGGTGTTTGTACGGATAGCTTTATAGAAACACGAAATTACATCTTCAGTATATAGTTTTACTGATTTTTTACTCATTGTCAAGGATTATTTTACATTTACGTATAATTAATCTAATCTACATTTATAATGTTACATTTAAATGTTTATATACATTTAGACTAATATACACTTATAGTGTCTCACTTAAAGTGAACATCTTAGTTATACACTATTATTGAGAGGTTGTCAACACTTATTTATGAAATCCTAGTTTTTATCCCATTCAAGGTTAACTCTGTGGTTAACACTTAATTTTCCTGATCTGTGTATATATCCAAGCATACGTACTGTACACCCCACCCTGACGCTTGCATGGTCGCATAGCCGAATCAAACCGATATTGTGGTAGAAAAAAGGGTTATCAACGTGTGGTGGAAAGTCAAGATGTATATATGAGACACCAAAATAATAAAATAATCATATAAATAAAGAACTATTGACATTTTAAAAACTGTAATTCTAACAGTTAACGATTCGCGAATCAAAAAAAAGAGCTGTCAATAAAATGACAGTCAAGAAAAAAATGAGTGTGCTTGTGTCAATTATTTGACATCGGTCAGATCGGTCAGGTTAGGTGATTCGTCAAGCAATATTTACAACAAATATAATTTTTTTTAAATGTGTTGCAAAAATGTCACACTTGCAGCAAATCGCGATTTTAAAAAAATTTACAATATTTGAATCTTTTTATTTACTTATGGCGTAAAAAATCGCATAATTAGATATGGTAAAAAACGAATCATTTAAAGAAAGGAATAAAGCCATGACAACTATTAAAAAAAACACATTATCAATTTTCGATATTAACCCAAATTATGATACCAACCGACCATTTTTGACAATACGTCAAGACTATCATGTTAAGGTTGGTTATTCAAAAAATAGTGGGAATATTGTTCGATCAAATGCAATTCTTGGAAATGTAATTGATCTTTATAATTTAAAAACTGGAAAAGGTTGGAGTGAATTAGTCTACACCAAATGTAAGAAAAAAGGTTTTGAACATTTGTGGGTATTAGCAGACTCCAAGACAAGAGAATTGGCACGTACATTGAGAATGAGAGAGATTAATGGTGTGTTCAATATAAGTATAAACTTTAAACCAAATTTACATAGTGGTTCAATAAAGAGTGTCATGGCTAAATAAAAGCCATTTAGTAAATGTAAATAGTTTATACTTAAATATTAACCCTGCTAGCTGTAAAAGGTTAGCAGGGTTTTTTTGATTCCAAGTGTCAAAAAGCTGCCGTCAAAAAATTGACGCGTCAAAAAATTGACTCGGATTTTGTCAAAAAAATGACAAGCAAAAAAAATCTGACCGATAGGGGGGGGGGGAGTCTTTTTATATTGATATTTAAAACGAATCACTATAGAATAAATTTAATATTAATTAAAACATATAGGTATGAAATGTTAGATATTATTAAACATAAAGATTTTATTAACAAGTATAATATTAATTTAGATTTTGATAGTTGGTTAGAGTCTAAGGGTAGAAAAGTATTTGAGAAAATTGGATTTTTGAAAGTGCATATTTCAAAGGGAAGTGGAAAGTTATTAGATATAGATTCTATTTCAACTAATACACTTACAAATGAATTTTGCCAAAAACAGCACAATAAAAAAACAGATACAATTTGCAAAAATTGTTATTCATTTGCTTTATTGTTGGGTATGCGAAAAAATATGCAAGAGTGTCTTGAAAGAAATAGTCAACTATTAAGTGAGTCTATATTGCCTGATTCGGTATTACCTTTAATAATGCAAAAATATTTGAGAATTGCGAGTCATGGTGAAAATATAAACATGACTCACGTTATCAATATATTTAGTATTATTCGCAAGAATCCAACTACGGTTTTTGCTTATTGGACAAAAAGAACTGATTTAATAAATGAATATTTTAGACACTTTGCAAAACCTGACAACGTGATTATGGTATATTCTAACCCAAAAAAGAATCATATATTAAAGAAGATTCCAAAAAACTTTAATAAAGTGTTTAATAACGTTCATAAAGATAAGTTTATAGAGGATCAAAACTGTACTGGTCAAAAATGTAAAGATTGCATGGCGTGCTATACTTTTAATGCCGAAAATATTATAGTTGAAAAGGTTAAAAATTATGGATAAAAAATTTATTAGAATTGAAAAGATAAAAAAGTTTTTAGAAAAAAAAGAATTGCTAAAAGAAAAAACTTTAAAACGTAAGAATCAGCGAAAAAATAAGAAAATAGGAAATTGGGGAGTTTAACGACTCCCTTTTCCCTAAGATGCAAATCGGTCAGGGGGGGGGGGAATGGGAAAAAGAAAATAAATATATTGACATAAAACGAATCATATAGTATAACTGAGGAATAAACAGTTAACATAATAGAAAGAGAGGAATAATGACTAATATTGAGTATAAAGATTTTTGTGATGATGAAGAAAAAATGAACGATTTTTTTTACTTGTCAAAGCAAGATTTTCTTGATAGTTATTCTTACATCAGTGAAAAAGAATGGTTGTTAACATACGTTAAATTAAAATTTGAAAGTGAGGAATAAAATGACAGAATCAATCGACAAAAAAACGTGCCAAGTTCTACGAAATGAACTACAAGAAGTGAATGATAAAAGTTCTTTGAGCAATAAATATGATATCAAGGTGGGGGATTGTAACTTTGATGGGTATGAAGTGACGTACAAAGTAACTTTGAGAGTGAAAGACATAGAGAGTAAAGAGAGCATGGATTTAGATAGATATGCTAACCTTTATGATGTAGTACCTCAAAAGGTTGCTGATGTGCATGGTATTAAATATAAGTTAGTTGGGTATAGAGTGAAAGCAAGAAAGCAACCTTTTATCGTTTTAAACTTGACAAACAACAAAGAATATTTATTTACTGAAGATATGGGAAAAAGATTTTTTAAAAAAGGAGAAGTAGCATGAGAGCAATTTTAATTGACCCATTCGCCAAAGAAATCAAAGAAGTTGATTACAATGGTGATTATACGAAAATATATGACCTCATTGATTGTAAGACATTTGATGTGGTCAGCGTTCCAACTGGTAATGATGGCATTTATGTTGATGACGAGGGATTGTATTCACCAAAACAAGCGTGGTTTACCTACCGATATAGCAATCATTCTATGCATCAAAACGTACAGCTAGTAAACAAAGCATTAGTTGTGGGTTGTGACGAAGAGGGTGATTCGACAGATGCTACAGATACTGTCGAGGGTATGAGACACCGAATCACTTGGGGATTTGTACACTAATGGACATATATTATGAAATAGGGTTGACAGTAGATGGGAAACAAGGAGTGTTGCATTTAGACAACAAATTCACTCATATTCATGATACTACGTCAGCCCTCAAATGGGTTATTGAATCAATCCTTGACAGTAAGCCTGATGCTGATATAGAAGTTGATTTTATAAAAGAATATAAACCAACAGTACATTAGAGGAGTTTTATTATGAATAGATTTATTATAGATTATGACGTTGTGAGCATCGCAGAATCACTATGTGACCAACATATCGTAAAGATGCCATTGGAAGAAGCACAGATGCTCTGTACAGCTTTATGGCATCATGCACCTGAATATGCAGAACAAGAGGGATTATATAAACCAGTTCATCAAAAGCACCCTTGCACTCTTTGGGCGATGGAGAACAGAGAAAATTATACTTTTGCTTACAAATTATATAGTGTTATGTTGCATGAGTATACTCACAGATATGACAAATTTCATGGTGCATGTAAACATCAAATACCTTTGTGGCAAGGTAGATTTAGGATACCAGAGGGTAAAATGACTCCCCACCCTCAATGCTTTTCAGGGCATGACCATTTAAAGACAGACGAGTTCTTTCCAGTAAATGCCTATCGTAAGTTTTATTATGTTGACAAGATGCGATTCGCTAGATACAACAAGGGTAGATATATGCCTGAGTGGTTAAGTGAAATGAGGATTGACAATGCCGAAAACGTATTATAAAAAAGTGAAAACACCTAAAACACGCAACCCAGTTTTTGCAAACATGGTGCAAAGAAAAACCATGTCGATAAACGACAAGCGTGAAAAGGTTGCAAGACGTAGGCATCAGCATGAGATGTTTCAAGCTAAACTTTTGAGAAAGGAGTTGAAAGATGAATGAAGATTATAAAATAATGTTGGATAATAAGTTACATGAGGTAAAGTATTTTATAAGAGATGTATTTACTTTAGAAAAACTTTTAGAGATCAAAGAAATAATTGAAGATTCAATAGAGGATAAAAAAGATGTATAAAATAGTTGGAAGTTTTTTCGATGGGTTTTCGGGTACGATGATTGCTTTAGACAAGCTAGGCATTACACCAGTAGAATATCACGCTTTTGAGATTGACCCTTATTCAAGTGCCGTTAGTCGGTATAACTATCCTAACATCATTCGTCATGGTGATGCACGAAATTGGGAAGTTCTCAAGGGCAAAAAGATTGACCTCTTGGTTGCAGGGTTTCCTTGTCAGAGTTATTCGGTTGCAGGTTTGCAGAAGTTCCAATCAGACCCAAGAGATATGTCAAAGGTATTACTTGATGCTATCAAAGGGTTAGATGTAGATAAGATATTGATTGAGAATGTTGCATCAATGCCAAAAGTTTGGAAAGATTACTTTACAGAGATGTTTCAACGTATATTCCCTGATGTAGTATGTCACGAGGTAAATAGTCGTGTAAAGTCAGGGCAATCTCGTAGGCGATTGTATTGGACAAACATTGAATTTGATATCATGGAACTTATGTCTGATAGTGGAATAGTTATGAATGATATTCTTGAAGATGGTGCTATGGCAGATAGAGATAAATCACATTGCCTAGATGCTAACTACTTCAAGGGTGGTAATCTTAGACACTACTACGAGAAAGCTAGACGGCAAGTAGTGTTTGATAAGAATGGTAATATTGGCTGTAAGCAAGTCGGAGAAGCCGATATAAAGGGATATGACATTATTCGTAGGGTATACAGCCGACAAGGTAAAGCACCCTCTCTGACAACGATGCAAGGTGGTCACAGAGAGCCAAAGGTCACTTGTGGGGATATGTATTGGAGAGCCTTAACACCTCTTGAATGTGAGAGATTGCAAACTGTACCTGATGGATACACTCAGTATGGCGACATGGGTGGTGAACAGTTCGATAAAGATGGTAACTTTATTCGTTACACAACAAAGCCGATTAGTAAATCACAGAGATATAAGATGCTTGGAAATGGTTTCACAGTAGACGTTATATCCACAATTTTGAAAGGAGTAAATAATGAAACATAATGATGAAAAATTAAGGGCAAAGTATCTAAAGTTTGCCAATGTGTTAGCCGATATAGATAGAACAACATCGGAGAAATGTCCTATTACATATGAACACATATGTGAACTTGAAAATTTACTATATGCAATTAAGCATGACTATGGGTTTGAGTACAAAAAGAAATGTCATTATGGCGATTTAGTATTTAAAGAGGATAATTTAAATGATTAAACTTGTACAATATGCAGTAGTATTTGAACCCTTTGAAACAGAGGGACTAGAATACGTCAAGCAAGGGTGTGGTGCTATGTGGGATGACAAGAGTCCAGTTAAACTGTTCGACACCCACGAAGATGCACAGAAGGAAGCAGACAAGTGGAACACAGGACAGGTGGTGCAGTATGGGTAACAAACCATATCATAACAAAGGCTTTGGCATGGCATTTTTTGTAGTGTTCATGCTACTCATACCCTTGCCTATACTGGGACTGTGGGCAGTAGACGGACAAGATTGGGTGGATAGGTTTACAACTAAATACTTTTCACCTTGGCAGTCAGAGTGTTGGGAAAATGCCAAGCATGAACGTGTATGCAAGGGCGATAACAACTGTAAATTTTGGAGGAATTTTTGTGATGAATGAGGGACACGCATTATTTTTATTAATGATATGTGGAGTAGTGGCAACACTAGCACTTAACGTAGTAGTACAAGGAATTATAGGATGATATTAGAAACAGCATTTATGTGTATGGCATTAAACATCTACCACGAAGCTAATAATCAATCTATGCTAGGGCAAATAGCTGTAGGGCAGGTTGTGATGAATAGGGTGGCAGACAGCCGTTTTCCAGACACAGTTTGTGAAGTAGTAAAGCAAGCTATTACCCACAAGGGAACAAAAAAACCTATACTTTTTAAGTGTAGCTTTAGTTGGTACTGCGATGGTAAGAAAGATGAACCAGAGTATGACAGTAAATCTTGGTTTTTAGCACAAGATTATGCACGAATAGTTCTGTCTGGGAAGATAGTTCTGGATGTAACTGAGGGAGCAACCCACTACCATGCAACCTATGTTCGTCCATCGTGGGCAAAAACTAAAACCAAAACAACAAGAATTGATAGACATATATTTTACAGATGGGAAAGGTAGGGTAGTTTATGAGGTATGTACAGAAACGTAAACTGGCAGATGGTAAGACACATTACCGATTTAACCCACCACAAACTTTAGTTGACGAGGGAGTGGTAAAACGTAAAGAACTGGGTACAGATCTGCGTGTAGTGAGGGTTGCTGCGAATCAGTTTAATGAAAAAATAAATGACTATAGGTCGAGTCAAGAGAAAATTAGAAATATTAAGAGGGCAAGTACATTGTCAGATTTAATAGACAGCTACTATTTATCTAATGATTTCAGTATGTTAAGAGATAGTTCTAAAGTAGACTATAAATATTTTTTAGAGATTTTGCGACGGACATCAGGATCAAAAAAGTTTATGTCGGTTACAACTAGGGATGCAAAAAATGCATACGAGGGTTGGGTAAAGCGAGGAGTAACTTTGGCGAATCATGTTTGCTCTTGTGCATCGGTTGTGTTTAATTATGCTGTGCATATGGAGTACACCACGTTTAATCCTTACAAATCTGTAAAAAAACGTCTGCCAAAGAAGAGAAAGGTGGTCTGGACAGATGAAGAAGTTATAAAAATGCTTGACTTCTGTTATAGTGACTTCAAATATCGTAGTATTGGACTAATAGTACAGATGGCATACGAGTGGTGTCAGCGTATTGGCGATATGCGAGAGTTAAAATGGGAAAATGTATTTTTGGAGAGGTCGGAGTTGTTTTTAGAGCAATCCAAACGTAGGTCGCAAGTGTTTTTACCTATCTCTGAAGACTTGAACACCATGTTGAAGCAACAAAAGGAAGAGTTCGGCTTCCAACCCTATATATGTCCCAAAATAAAGCCTGTACAGGGCGTGTATGTACCTTATGGGAAGTATGAGATAGGAATGTTGGCAAGGCGTGTCATGAGGAAGATAGGGCTGTCTGACGAACTGCGACTTATGGACTTACGAAGAACTGGAGTTACACAGATGGTTGATGCAGGTGTAGATATTAGCCAGATTATGTCAGTTACAGGACACACAAACATAAGTTCGGTACAGCCTTACATTAAAAATACGTTCACAAGTGCAAACAATGCATTGACAAAAAGAACGAATCATGTTAAAAGCACTTTAAGTGCAGACATTGAAAGTGATATAATATGATAAATGATATATACAGTTTAGTGTTACAGTTAGAGTTACGTGATGGAGAAACTAAGCGTATGAATTGTCCTAATTGTGATGGCTATAAAACTTTTACTGCTACTAACAATATGGGTAGTCTTGTATGGAATTGTTACAAGGCATCTTGTTCCGTATCTGGTGGTGTTCGTGTCCAGTTGACATCGGAAGACATTAAGAAGTCTTTGGGTTATGCTGTAAAAGAGTTGGACAATGCTGACTTTGTAATGCCAGAGTATGTTGTGCCGTACAATGGACAGCGTGAGATTACTAGGTTCACATCGAGGTTCGGTATTGACGAATGGGAATTACATTATGATGTAAAAGATAATCGTGCTGTCTTTCCTATTGTGCATAATGGCATTACAGTTGATGCTATTGGCAGATCGTTAAGAAATAGCTTGCCAAAGTGGAAAAAGTATGGTACAAGTGGATTGCCTTTTTCTCATGGGTTAGGGAAAAGGGCAGTTGTAGTTGAGGATTGCGTGAGTGCTTGCGTGGTCGGTGGAGATGAATTTGTGGGTGTTGCTGTGTTGGGTACATCTCTTTCTGAAACACATAAAAAGTATTTATCGCAGTTCTCAACTGTTATCGTGGCACTAGACCCAGACGCATTGCCGAAAACTGTAGCCTTTAGTAAAGAGTTAAGAGGTCATGTTGACAACGTAAAGATATTACGCTTGACAGATGATCTAAAGTACAGTAGAGAGATAGACATACACAATTTAAAAAGAATGGGAGACACAGCATGGAATTAAGTTTAGTTAGAAGTTTGATGGACAGAGCCTTTTATGAAGAGCATAGAGGTGCTAGATGCCCAGATAGATTATTCAGTAAAGATGTTCGAAAGATTAAGACATCTATCGACAAAGCGATGTACAACTACGAGAGAACCGTCACACCAGATGAGATTGAAGCGTTGTTCATGGCTAACAATCCTACCTTAACAACTGCACAGAAAGGTGCATACGGAGATTTATTCAAGAGGATTAAGAAAGAAGATCCGTTGGGTAATGATGTAGCACAGGAAGTCTTATCAAAGTTATTCCAACAAGTTGTGGGCGAAGATATTGCCAATCTTGGTTTTGATTATGTAAATGGTTCGCAGACAAGCCTTGAGCCTTTGCGTAATATACTTGAGAGTTATGGCGATGACTTCACTCCCAACCTTAACATAGAGTGGGATGACATGGATGTAGACACTTTGCTACAGAAGAACGACATGGAAGCCAGATGGTCTTTCAATATATCGTCCCTTACTAGGGTCGTTGAGGGTGTCAATGATGGACACCTTATCGAAGTGGGTGCTAGACCCAACACAGGTAAAACGTCTTTTCATGCGAGTTTGATTGCAGGAGTAAATGGTTTCGCAAGGCAGGGTGCTAAGTGTGTCGTGCTTTGCAATGAAGAGGGCAGTCACCGTGTGGGTCTACGCTACCTCACTTCAGCTACTGGTATGGACAAGTACCAGATAAAAGAGAACCCTAGTAAAGCAAAAGAGTTATATGCACCAATACAAAAAAATGTCAAGCTACGTGACGCTACTGGCAAAGATATGTCTTGGGTTGAGAGTGTATGCAAGTCTTATCAGCCAGACGTTGTTGTTCTTGATATGGGTGACAAGTTTGCTAAGACAGCAGGGTTTGCTAGGACGGATGAAGCATTGAAAGCTAATGCAGTTCATGCTCGTATGATAGCGAAACAGCATAAGTGTGCCATATTTTATATGTCACAGTTATCTGCCGAAGCAGAAGGTAAGGTTGTACTTAACCAAGCCATGATGGAAGGCAGTAGAACAGGTAAGGCAGCAGAAGCCGATTTGATGATTTTGATAGCAAAAGATGCACCTGTAAATAAGAAAGGTGGGGATGACGATGGTGGTGAAGAAAGCACGTTACGTCACATCAATGTTGTAAAGAATAAATTGTCTGGTTGGCATGGTCGCATTGTTTGTGATTTAGATTACAAAACAGCGAGGTACACAGCATGATGAATTTAGGTATATATAAATTTACTAAAAAAGACTTGCCCAACTTAGAGTCTAAACTTACAATATCTAAATTTAAATCAGATCAATGTGAGGAAGAGAATTATTATAGAGCCTATTATAATAATCCTTACAAGAGAGATATTCAAAGAATAGAAAAATTGATATCTTTGATACATGAAGATTTACAAATAGAAAGTTATAGAGATGGTCTTGTTTTATTAGATAAAAAATTTGTTGTATCCTTGATAGATAATAACTGGAGAGTTTTAAATAAAAATACATGGTATAAGCACAAAGATATTAAACATTTTGTAAGCAACTATATAAGAAAGGACACAGCATGATTACACAATTACTATCATTTCTCTTTGGAAACTTAGATGTTAAAGACATCAAAAGAAAAGAAGAACTAAAAGAGACAGCCTTAGAAATATCTAAGAACACATTACGGCAATACAATAAACAGAAAGATGGGTATGTGTATATTATATCTAACCCTGCGTGGGAAGGTTGGTATAAGGTTGGCATGGCTGTTGATTCTCAGGATAGATGTGGAAGTTATCAAACATCTAGTCCTCACAGAGATTATAGATTAGAATACAGCAAGTATTTTCTAAACAGAAAAGTGGCTGAAGAGATAGCACATGACGTAATAAGTGAGATTTCTCTTGACAGAAATGGAGAATGGTTTAGAGTAAGCGTTAATAAGATTCGAAAAATAATCAAAGGAATAGATTATGAAATTAGTGCTTGATGTAGAGAATACTGTAACCAAACGGAACGATAGGCTACACTTAGATCCTTTTGAAACCAATAACTCCCTTGTCATGATTGGAATGAAGAGTGAGCTTGGTGAGCAGGTAATTACGTTTGACCACAGTGAAACAGAACCCACACCAGATGGGCAAAAGATTGTTCAAGATATGCTTGATAAGGCTACAGTTCTTGTATGCCACAACGTATCTCACGATCTCCTCTGGTTGTGGGAGTCTGGTTTCAAGTATGACGGTATTGTTTTTGACACAATGTTGGGGGACTATGTTTTACAGCGAGGTCAAAAGAAACCGTCATCACTTGAGATGTGTGCAGAGAGGTATGGACTAGAAACAAAGAAGCAAGATACATTAAAAGAATATTTCAAAAAAGGGTTCTCTGTTCGTGACATACCTCATGCCGAGTTATCGGAATATCTAGTGGCAGACTTACGTGCCACAGATGAATTATCAGATAATATATTTGGTAGACTATATGGTAAAGACAGTGGGTTGATGAATACAGTTAGCCTTACAAATATGGTTGCTGTTTGCTTGTGTAAGATATATAGGAACGGTTTTGCTGTTGACTATGTAGGATTAGAAGAAGTTAAACAAGAGTTTGAAAAAGAAAAGAGACAGCTTGTACAGGATTTAAATGTACAAGTTAGAGAACTTATGGGCGATGTTCCTATCAATCTAAACAGCCCAGAGCAACTATCGTGGGTGATATACAGCCGTAAGCCAAAAGATAAGAATGATTGGTCTAGCTGTTTTGATTATAAGATGGACTACAATGGTTTCAAAAGCAAAGTTCTGGAAAAAGCCGAGACTATATATAAGAAGAAAGCATTTAAGTGTGAAGCTTGTGATGGTAAAGGTGTAATACAAAAGATGCGAAAAGATGGTAAGCCATATGCCAGACCAACAAAATGTTCTACGTGTAATAATCTTGGGTTTATTTATAAGAATGTAGCCAACGAAGTAGCTGGTCTAAAGCGACAGCCACCTAACTCACGTTGGGTTAGTCACAGTGGTTTCACGATAAACAAATCAAACGTAGAGATACTTGAGAACATGGCTAGACGAGAGGGTGATACTACAGCACAGAGTTTCTTAAAGAAGATACGTAGGTTGTCGGCAGTAGAAACATATCTCTCTAGCTTTGTAGAGGGCATTGCAGACCATGTTAAGAGAGATGGTAAGCTACACGTTAGATTATTACAGCACCGTACCTCTACAGGACGGTTCAGTGGTGCAGACCCTAATATGCAGAACATGCCCAGAGGTGGTACGTTTCCTGTGAAGAAGGTTTTCATATCTCGTTGGAACGAAGGAAAGATACTTGAAGCTGACTTTGCACAGCTAGAGTTTAGAGTTGCAGCTTTTTTGTCGCAGGATAAAACAGCTATTCGTGAGATATGTAATGGTGTAGATGTTCATGCTTACACAGCAAAGGTTATATCGGAAGCAGGACAGCCTACAACAAGACAAGAAGCTAAAGCACATACCTTTGCACCTCTCTACGGTGCTACTGGTTATGGAAGGACAAAAGCTGAAGCTGAATATTATGAGCAGTTTACCAAGAAGTATGACGGTATAGCTAACTGGCACAGTAATCTTGCCCAAGAAGCTATAGATACTTTGAGGATAAAAACACCATCTGGCAGAGAGTTTTCTTTTCCAGATGTTGAGAGAAAGGGTAATGGTAAAGTTACGTATGGGACACAGATTAAGAACTATCCTGTACAGAGTTTTGCTACTGCCGACATCGTTCCTTTGGTTCTAATACGAATAGAGGAAGCATTGCAAAAAATGCAAAGCTGTATTGTAAATTCTGTGCATGACTCTATCGTGATAGATATTCACCCAGACGAGCAAGACCAAGTTTTAAAGGTGATGAAAGATATTAACAAGAACTTAAAAAATATTGTTGATAACCATTTCAACATAGACTTTAATGTACCCTTGTTATTAGAATCAAAAATAGGAAATAATTGGCTTGACACTAAAGATGTCATGTGATATAACTATAGTTCTTTAATTAATAGGAGATAAATATATGAGTGCAAACATTACAACAATAGATACAGATAACTACGCAGTTATGGCAAAAGCTATGGGCATGGTTTCAGAAAACGATACAAAGAAGAAGTCTAGTACACTTGCTCGACTACGAATTAATCACTCGCCCTTAATGGGTCAATCAGAGATCAACGGAAAGTCTGTTAATGTTGAAGTTGTAGAGGGTGGTACATACAAACTAGAGATACCAGATGGTGAAACATTATATTCCACCACAGCGAGTGTTCGTCCGTTTATGCAGAGGTATATGTATAAGCGATTTGTAATGGGTTCTGGGGACACACCAAACAAATATATTAAGACAGTTATGAATGACAATCTTAATGTTGATCTCAAGGATAATGATGGTGGGTTCAACTGTGGTAAACCTGCAGGGTTCATTCAAGACTTCAAGGCTCTTGACCAATCAACGCAGGATTTGATTAAGCAAATCAAGAGAGTACGTGTTATCTTTGGTACTATTGATTTGAAAGATGCTGTAGACACTAATGGTGTATCGGCTGAGTTAGGCACTACACCTTTCATATGGGAAGTAGAAAACAGAGATGCTTTCAAAACTCTTGGTAATTGTTTTGTGAAGCTGTCCAAAATGAAAAGGCTACCACCACAGCATATGTTTGAAGTAGCTACGGAGCAGAAAAAGTTACCTAATGGTAACAGCTTCTATCTTCCATCGGTTGCTGTCAATTTGACAGACACAATAAAACTGTCGGACGAAGACCAACAAACCTTTGCAGATTTTATGCAATGGGTTGATAATTATAACGACTACATCATCGGTGCTTGGGACGAAAACTCTCGTAAGAAAGAGGACATGGATGTTAGTGTCGTTGACGAGATTATCGAAACAGAGGAGATACCATTCGAATGAAGCATCCCTCTGAAATGGCATTGCATCAATACTTGGAAGATGCTATCAATGGAAAGACCTCTATGTCTGCTAGTACCATAACAAGTATTAAGAAAGACATAGGAGAAGCATTGAAACGTCAGTTTGGTAAAAAGACAAAGCGTAGAAAGTTTCAACTACGCATGTCAAATGTAGGCAGACCTTCTTGCCAACTCTGGTTTGAAAAGAATAGTCCAGAGAAAGCTGATCCTCTGCCTACAACATTCGTAATGAACATGATGCTTGGGGATATAGTTGAAGCTGTATTCAAGGGATTGATGAAAGAAGCTAAGATTGATTTCCAAAACTCAGACAAAGTTTCATTAGACGTTGCTGATACGAAGGTTAGTGGTACGTATGATTTAGTATTGAATGATGCTGTAGACGATATTAAGTCTGCTTCAGATTGGTCGTATCGAAATAAGTTTGAATCATACGATACTCTTGCCAAAGAAGATCCTTTTGGTTACGTGGGACAGTTGGCAGGTTATGCTAAAGCTTCTGGTAAGAAAGCAGGTGGTTGGTGGGTTGTGAACAAAGCCAATGGTCAGTTCAAGTACGTACCTGCAAGTAGCATTGACGTAGATGAAGAAGTTAAAAAGCTAGAAGCCAACGTCAATGTAGTAAAAAGTAATGTCTTTAAAAGATGTTTCGAATCTGTAGAAGAAACCTTCAGAGGTAAGGCTACAGGCAATAGGATATTAAATATAACTTGTTCTTTCTGTCGATATAAAAATTCATGTTGGGAGAATTTGCAGGAGTTACCTTCCTTGTTGTCTAAAGCTAAAGAGCCTAAAATTGTTTCATATGTTAGTATAGGAAAGGAGAATGTAGCATGAATGATAAATCTAACACCACACTAGATGAAATGGCTAGTGAAATTAGTGAAATGGAAAAGCAACTTATGGAGATGAAGAAAGCTTATCGTGAGAGAAAGTACGAAGGTTTGAAGATAGCAATGGATGCTAGAAAGTCTGCAGACGAAGCTCTTAATGATGAGCTAAAAGCTCTTGGGCTGAAAGCCTTTCCGTCTGTTAGATCTACATCTGTTTGGTGGTAAGTGTACGGAAGTAAAAAATATAATCTAGCACGTAGGCTAGGTTTTCGTAGTGGTCTTGAAGTAAAGATCGCAGATGAGTTGAAAGAACTCTCCATTCCATTTATATACGAGGGTATGAAGATAGAATGGGAAGACCTAGCTTATCGTATGTACACACCAGACTTTGTATTGCCAAACGGTATTATAATAGAGACTAAGGGCAGATTTACTGTAGCTGATAGACGGAAGCATCTTTTAATAAAGAAACAACATCCTAAATTAGACATTAGATTTGTTTTTGAAAATGAAAACAACAAACTGAGAAAAGGATCTAAAACCTCTTACGGTAAATGGTGTGAGAAGAATGACTTTCTTTATTGCAACAGAGTTATACCAAATAAGTGGCTAAGTAAAAAAGGAATAAAGACGCATCCAACTCTCATACAATTTAGGAATAAAAAAATATGACCAGAGAACCACTAAATTTTTTAGGATATAGAGATGAAGAGATTAGTATCCGTATATCACCAGAGATAGACAAAGATAAATGGACAGGAAATCTGCATCTAACTATTGATGCGTTTGACTCTAGCCCTCTAAGCGATGTCGATTATTTTTCTCTTATGAATTTTGTACGAATGATAATGGCAACTCCTGTTCTTATAGAAGAAGATGAAGAAGCCAGAGATAAACTTTGGGAAATAGCACAAAAAGATCTTGACCCACCAAAAAAAAATGGTAGTATACTTAATAGAGATGGTAATATAATAAAACTTCACTTTAACAAAAAAACAGATGGGAGTGCATAATATGGCAAAATGGGAAATTAATAATTGTAAGGATAAAGATATGGTCAACAGCCCACCACATTACAACAAGTATGGTGTAGAATGTATAGATGCAATAATGTCAGCTACTGGAGAAGGCTTTGAGTATTATCTGCAAGGAAATATAATGAAGTATCTTTGGAGATACCGATACAAGAATGGTGTGCAGGATTTAGAGAAGGCACAGTGGTATCTCAATAAATTAATAGAAGTAAAAAAGGGGGACAAGTCATCCCCAGATTTATTCACTTCTTTAGGTATAGAGTTGAGCGATGGTTGTTAAAATATTTTTGACATTGGATTTGGATAAAGAAGACTATCCTGTACCTGCTGATGGAGATCCTAGCGAGGAAATACAAGAAGCTGTAGAAGAGTTTATACATGATATTGATGGACTTAAAATAAAAAATATTAAAATTATAATGGAGAATTAATTATGGAAGATTATCAAAAGTTTATTGCAATTTCTAGGTATGCTAGATGGATAGATGAAAAAGGACGTAGGGAAACATGGGAAGAAACTGTTCACAGATATGTAGATTATATAACTGAGAAAGTCAAAGGACATCTACCGAAGCAACAGATCATTGATGCTATAACTAACTTAGAAGTTATGCCCTCTATGAGAGCCTTGATGACAGCAGGACCTGCTCTCGAAAGAGATAATACAGCAGGATACAACTGTAGCTATCTTCCTGTTGATGATCCAAAAGCTTTTGATGAAGCTATGTACATTCTTTTGTGTGGCACTGGTGTTGGCTTCTCTGTAGAAAGACAATACGTAAGTCAGTTACCAGAGATACCACAAGGCTTAGATCATGTTGACACTGTAATAAAAGTACAAGACAGCAAAGAAGGATGGGCAAGAGCCTTACGTAAGCTTATAGGTCATCTGTATATGGGCGAAGTTCCTATGTGGGATATGTCAAATGTAAGACCTGCAGGTGCTAGACTAAAAGTGTTCGGTGGTAGAGCCAGTGGTCCTGCTCCACTCGTAGATTTATTTAACTTTACTGTTGCCCTGTTTAGACAGAATGAAGGCAAGAAGCTGTCTAGTTATGATTGTCACAATCTTATGTGTAAGGTGGGAGAAGTTGTAGTCTCTGGTGGTGTTAGACGTTCTGCTATGATTAGCTTGTCTAACCTTTCAGACCAACGCATGAGACATGCCAAGTCTGGTAAATGGTGGGAGACAGCACCACAGATGGCTCTGTCAAACAACTCTGTTGTCTACACAGATAAACCAGACGGTGAAACATTCTTACGTGAGTGGACATCTCTCGTGGAATCAAAGTCTGGTGAACGTGGTATATTCAATAGGCTATCAGCAAAAGACCAAGCATCAAAGTATGGTAGGCGAGATCCTAACTATGACTTTGGCTGTAATCCTTGCAGTGAAATAATATTACGTCCTTATCAATTTTGCAATCTGACCGAAGTAGTTATTCGTGAGAAAGATAAGTTTGACGATTTGAAGAGAAAGGTTATGCTTGCTACCATACTTGGCACAGCACAAGCTACGCTTACAAAGTTTCCTTACCTACGTAAGATTTGGAATACAAATACGGAAGAAGAGAGATTGTTAGGTGTCAGTTTAACAGGTATCATGGATAACCCACTAACTAATGGAAAGAAAAATGGACTTGAAAAAACCCTACAACAACTCAGAGAAGTTGCCGTTGAAACAAACAAAGAATGGTCAACAATCTTTGGTATCCCCCAAAGCACAGCCATCACCTGCGTCAAACCAAGTGGTACAGTATCACAGCTTGTTGACTCAAGCAGTGGTATCCACCCTCGTCATAGCAGTTATTATATTCGTACCGTTAGGGGCGATAATAAAGATCCTCTCACTAACTTCATGGTAGATAGTGGCATACCAAGTGAAGCAGACTTTATGAAGCCAGATACACAGACAGTGTTTAGCTTTCCTATGAAGTCACCTAAGAACTCTGTTATGAGAAATGACATGACAGCTATCGAACAGCTAGAGATGTGGCTTCTCTATCAGAGACATTGGTGTGAGCATAAACCTTCTGTTACTATATCAGTGCGTGATGATGAATGGATGGAAGTGGGAGCATTTGTATTCAAACATTTTGACGAGATGTCAGGTGTTTCTTTCTTACCACACTCCGATCATACTTATCAACAAGCACCATATCAGGACTGTACAGAAGCTGTATACAATGATTTTAGCAGTAAGTTCGGACATATAGATTGGAATAAATTTATTGATTATGAAAAAGAAGATAACACTAAATCTTCACAGACCTTTGCCTGTTCTGGTGATAGCTGTGAGATTGTGGATATAGGAGCATAACATGAAACATCTATCACGAAAAGAACGTGGTCTTGGTAAACATGATGCACCACTGAAGATACAGTGGATGAAAGGCTACGATGCTTTTGCATATGGAAAGCTACGCAACCCCTATAGTTCCGATACTATGCAACACAGAGAATGGGAACGTGGGTTTAGTAAAGCCTACTACGAAAACTTAGATAGAGGAATACATGAGGTTAGAAAAAGAAGCAAAGGATTTTATGGACAGAAGAAACAAAGATCCGAAGACAATGTTCGAAATTCTCACAGAAATGACCTACAGGCTAAGAGAGTGTGAGAAAAGTCTGAAAGAGATAAAAGAGGTATTGCGTAAGCTACCTGTAAAGAATTAGTCTACTCTGGCTCTGGTATAGCTTTTCTAATGCTTTTACCAATATCATATAAAAGTTCATAATCATAATTATCATTGTCTGGCACACCGTAAGGTTTATTTGTTTCTGGATTTGTCATTTGATGATATGTGTTCTCAGCCACTTTTTTCTCATATTCTCCCAGTCTATTATATTTGTAGAATGATATTACTTTAGATGTTTTAGAACCTCTAGCTATGTTATCCATTATATATCGTTTTACTGGGTGAAACTCATTAACTATACTGTACTCTATCATTTGTCTCTGAAGCTGTGGGTCATCTTTGTGCTTCAAATATCTTTCTGATGTCATAAGTTCGTGTAAAGGTCCTACTGCAAACTCAGCAGATAAAAAATTTATTATATTATTATACTTTGGGTCTTTAGTTCTTTTTGCTAACTTTGATGGTGGTATTCTAAGTCTAATAAATTCTTTTTGTACAAGTGTTTTTCTTTCTCTAAACATTAAACCTGAGTATTGTTTTTGTATTGCTCCGGGTCTTCTTATTTTTTCGGTAGTAAACGGAGATGTAAGCTCTAAAGGTTTCTCATAATTCTCAAAAGTATTATCCATAAAATCATGTATGTAATTATTCCAAGGTAGACGCTTAGTAGATTTATTAACAAACAAACTAAAAAGATTGGGACTATCTAAACTTTTTAATATTCTAACATCATCTTCTGCAAAGAATGTACTATATGCGTCTTGACCAAAACTCAAAGGGATAGTAAAAGTTTCTGCTACGTTTGCTGCCCATTCTGTAGCTAATTTACCCATGCCTTGAAAGTTACCTTCTTCTATATCTGCTATGGAGCTTTCAAATGCATATAATCCAAACCCTGTTTTAAAAGCTTGCATACCTGTAACTGTGGCAATAGTTGTCTGTATTAATTTAGAAGCTGTTTCAGGAGTAACAGGATTACCTTGCATTTTTCTAGCTATCAAATCTGCAAAAAACAAATAAGGTGCTAACGGAAAGAATGGTCTTAGATCATATGTTCTTCCATCTGCTGTTTTACCTTCATACCAGTTTTCACCTGCAAACTCTGATTGTCTAAACGCAACACTTCCCATAAGCACAGATGTACCCACTAAACTTTTAGATAACTCTGTATAACCTTCAGTTACCTCTCTAGCTGATTTGTTACCTGCCAGAGACATTAGTTGTGCTTTTGCTTTTTTATCAAACATTAACATTGCAGGAGAATGTTCGTAAGTAAAACGCATAGCATTAACCATAAATCGTGGAAAAGGTGCTACAGATGTTGCAAGAAAGGGTAAAGAGTGTACGCCATTTATAAAAGACTTAGCTAATGGATTGTCTGGTGATCTCTGATACGTAAAGTATAGTGCTTCTTCAACGGCATTTTGTACAGCATCTCTTCCTTCTTTTGTCTTTCCAAATACATCGTGAAATCTACCTTTTTGTATTATGTTGGATAAGTTAAAATCCTCTTGTCTAAATATAGACTTCCAAGCATCAGGACTTTTATCGTCTACCCCTATAAGTTTATAATAATCTTTTAATCCTTTTTCTCCTCCAACAATTATTTTTCCGTCAGGTCCTGTTGTCTTAACTAAAAATTTTTCAAAGTATTCTAACGCTTCATCTTTTGTTTTTGGATTTATAATAGTGGCTATGTTATTTAATTCTCTTTTTAAAGTGCCTGTTAATGCTACTTTTTTAAACCAGTTATCAGATATAGTATTTAATATATTAACTGCTCTTGCCGCCGTTGATAAACCTTTTATTTTACTCTGAGTTTTTGTTGCATCAGCCATGTCTATTAGAGGTCTTAGCACTTTATCTGTTTGACCTGCAAAATCTGCTTTCATTAACGCTACAACAGCATTAGTCTCTGCAGAGTTTAAAAATCCTCCAAACATAGCCCATGCATCACTATTAGGTGTAAGTCTTTCTACTCCTGTTATTTTCTGTAATGTTGTATCTACTGAACGTACAAGTGCATCCATAGGTAAACGAATGGCACTACCTGCTATATTTCTTGCAGTAGTTGCAGGTTGAGATGTCATAAACGCCAAACGAGCGGCATCTAACTCTTTTATTATCTCTCCTGTTTTTGCTGATACAGTATTTTGATAATAGTCTCTAACATTTTTATTTTTTGCAGTATCGTCTAACTCTTTCAATGCTTGCTGTCTAGCCTTGGCAAACCCAAAGTAGTCATACTGAGATACATCGGTTAATGCATCTTTTAATTGTTTTTTTATAGCACTTCCAACAGCAAGCTGTCTACCTGCTTCAGACATGTCTGCCAAAAACATATCTGATATATTACCCTGAGTTAAATTATATTTTTTCATTAAAGGAAAGAAAAAGTCATTTACAGCTTTTGATGCTTCATCTCCATCTAACTCTTGTTTTAGAGGTTTACCTGTTTTTGGATCTGTTGTTTTTATTTTTCTTATTGCTCTAGCAACAGTTTCTGATATTCTTTCTTTTTCTAATTTTCCTGTTTTTGTATTTAATTTAGGTTCTACTTTTCCTGCCTTTTGTGCAATTTCAACTAACGCAGCCTGAACACTTTTGTATGATTCTGCTGAAACAGTTATCTTTAGAGGTCCTTCAACTCCCTCTTTTTCTGCAACGGCTCTAAACTCAAGATCCCCTCTTTTTACTGCTTCAGGATCTAATATTTTTAATTGTTCTGCAACATTTTCAGCGTCTTCTTTTACTGATTTTGTAACTTTTGCACCTTCTAAAAGTTTTTCTGCTTCTTTAGTTGCAGCGTCCATACGCTCTTGTATAGCTTCTTTACTTAATTTAACTAAATCTCCTGTATTTCTTTCTGCGTAAGATATTACAGCACCTTTGGTTGTTAGTGGTATTAGAGCAGCAGGAGCTAAACCACTTATTGCTGTCACAGCACCTGTTCTAACTAATGAATAATCATCTTTTAATGCTGTTTCTATCTCTACTTTTTGTGCTGCCACATCTTGTGCTAAACCTGCACCTGCTTCAACTCCTATTGCAGTCAATATAGGTCGTTTACCTACCTGTTGTAGCAGTTTTGTTACACCAAACTTAGCAGCTTGTGCTGATCCCATTGCACCTGCTTTACCTGCAACTGGCAATAGTAAACCTATCCACGTAGATGGAGCTTGTACTATACCCTCTAGGACATCCCCTATGGCAGTAATCCCTCTACCACCTTTTTGGAAAAAGAAAGGTAACGAGTTTTTAGCTGTAAAAAGAAGTCTGTAATCATTTAATTGTTGAACTTTATCCTCAAAATCTCCTGATCTACCTGCTTGGTCAGCTTCATTCATATCTGTTACAAGACCACTAACATAACCTAAGTCTTGTGCAGCAACCATTTCATTTACATCAAATTTATTAAAATGCTCAAGAACTAAATCTATAGCATCCTCACGATTTATGTTTTCTCTACCGAGATATTTTTCAGACATTCTTATGGCAGCATCGCCTATGTCTTCATTTTCTTTGATTGATTGGATTGATTGTTTATCTGATCTGAGTAAATCTACAGCATCATAGTTTAACTCGTCAAAATGTTTAGCGTCTTTGCTTTCTGCGTATTCGTCATTTAAGTTTGTAACGCCTAAACTTGCTTGTTTTGTAGTTTCTTTTGGTACAGTGCTTTTCCACCTGCTAGGTAACTCTGCGTTCATGTTTTTGTATTCTTCACTGAATACATTTATATTTTTATCTCTATACTTCTCTCCTACAGAACTCCATCTTTCAGGTAGCTCTGCATTAAGTTCTTCATTTTCCATTGTGTATTCCTATATACCTCTAGGCATTGCTTGATGATACTGAGTATAATTCCTTATATAATTTTCTATATCTTGTTGAGTAAATTTGTCTATTTTAAAATTATCTCTTGAAGGTATTATTATTTCTTGATCTGGCTTGTCTCTCATATAGTTTAAGAAAGCAAATGTAGGAACTTGATTATTAGCTTGACCTTCTTCATAAACTCTTCCTTGAAATACATTTGTTCTACCAATATCTAAAAACTCACTGAAATAATCCTCTAGTCTTACTCCTAAATCCTGATATTCTTTTAAATATTCTCCAGTATCTTTATCTTTTAGCTTACCTAAATTTCTATCAACAACTCTAGTTCTGATTAAGTTATAAACTATTTCTCTTTCAGCTTGAGTTCCCCCTTGTATTCCACCAGTAGGAGTATATCCTAATCTTTCCATAAGTATAGCTAATTGAGGATTATTTTCTGCTTCTTTATTGAGTATTTGAAACTCTGACTTTATTTCAGTGTTCATGTTTTTTATCTGACCATCAAGAACTTCTAATGTCGCTCGTGGTGCTTCTTGTAATGTTGCTTGTCTAACACTGCTTTTCTTTCTACCAATTTTAAAACTTTCTAGTTTACTAAACGCCAACTCTGCTTGTTTATTTAGTTCTTCTCTTTTACCTGCATCCTGTTCGCCCTCTGCTTTTATCATTAATGTTTCATGATTATTAGCGAGTTCAGCTTCTTGCTCATCTAACGATGGCTTTTCTCTTAAAAGATGCATATTCATTCTTTTTACGCTATAAGGTAATTGTGCTTCTAAGTCACTTTCATAAAATTTTCCTAATGAAAAAACCTCTCCTTCTTTCTTTCGTTTCATCGGATCGCCAGTATATTTTGTTTCATAAAATTCATTTATGTTTAGTGTCTCACCTGACTGTATGGCTCTTTCTTCTATTAGTTTACCTAAACTCATGGCATTTTCTGTTGAAAATTCGTTCTGTGAAAGAACAGCTACAGTTTCATCATTTAAGCCTAACTCTTTTAATGCTTGTCCTCTTAATTTTCTAGCTTTTCTATCCTTTAAAACTTCTTGTTGCCTAGAATAATCTCTAGATTCAAGTAAAGCTTTCTTTCTCAAAGCTTCTCTAGTATTTAACATTTCTTTATCATGTTTTGCTGATCTGCCAAACTTTACAGTGCCTTCAGCAGCTTCTCCAATACCTGTTAACATACCACCAAAATTAAACATTTACATACTCCTTGCCATTAATCCTCTAGGTTGAGGTTCTTCAACTGGTTCTTCTTCTTCTTTTGTTTGCTCTGGCATAAACTTTTCTTCTTTTAATTCTTTCATAGCCATTGCCGTAGCTATTTCATTGTTAGGCTTTACATCACGCTTTTCCATACCAGTAACATACTTTACGTCATTTTTTTCTGCTACAAATTTTAGTAACTCTACTATAATAGGTAACATCAAAACTCCTACATCAATACTGTGTACGCCCTCCATAACAGCTGCACTTTGCATAGCGTTAGCTATCGTTGTTAAAGGCATACCCATCTCTATTACTTGTAAAAGATTAGGTACAAATTCCTCATCCGTTATCTTTTCTCTATAAAAAGGCATAACATCGTCTACATTTGTAAGCTGTGCAGGTTTTTGCCAAGGTCTATCCCCTAGCTCATGTGTCAGTCCTTCTCCGGGAATAGGTGCATCTAAACTAGCTTGCTGTATCATCATTTAATCCTTGTCTTGCTTCTCTTATCATTTTTACAAAGTCTGCTGCATTTTCTGCTTCTGATTTTTGTTTTTCCTGCTTCATACCCATCATGCCAGATTTAGATAACAAACCTTTTTGCTTCTTCTTTTTAGGCTGTTTACCTAACATATCTAAAAACATATCCATGTTATTACACGCATCTACTGCAGGATTTGTCGGACTATACCTCATTCTTTATCACCCAAATAAAAATTCACTACCAAACATAAATGCTCCTATCAACTTACCAAAGCCAACAGAAGAGTTATAATCATTCTGCATCTTTTGTATGTCAACATTATTATCGGCATCTAAGTGTGCGACAGCTAAATCTTTTACTCTGTCTCTCTCATTTTCTGCACTTGTCCATGCATACTGCATAGCGTCAGAGTAATACTGCCATAGGTTATTATATGCTGTGTTTGATATTCCAAGTAAGTTCTGTGCATTTATTTCGTTAGCACGATTGACTGCAGCGGTATCGGCTGTTGCTATTTGTCTTCTCCACTGTGCATTGTTCTGGTCAATCACAAGCCTGTTGTTTGCATTGAACTGGTCACGTTGGTTTCTCACTTCTGTGTTAAACTGTGAGATAGCGTTTTCTTGCCCTGCATTGAACTGTGCCTGTGCATTTGCCTGTGATGCATTGAACTGTGACACTTGTGTGTCTAGCTGTGCAAAGAACTGTTTAGTCTGGTTCTCACTTGTAGCGTTAAACTGTCGTGATGCATTTTCTGCAGCCTGATCTGTAAACAAGCTTTGTATTCTCTGCTGTGACCTAAACAACTCTGTCTGCTGTTGATTAGACAAGTTAGCCATGTCTCTCTGCATAAAGTTCTGTGCATTTTGAACGGCAGACATTTGCCTGTTATTTAGATTAGCCATGTCCAGATTAGCCAATGCACTGGCTTCTGCCATCACTTTAGCTTGTCTGTTACTAAGATTTTGTAGATTTACAGTGTTAGCAATACGGCTGTTCTCCAGAGCTATCTGTTGCTCTGCAGTAAAGTTCATATTTGCTACGTCACTTACCTTTGCTGCACTTTGCACTCTTGCTTGAAACTCTTGAGTGAACTCCATGCCTATAAATGATGCACGTTGTTCTGCGGCAAGCATTGCACGTTGCTGTGTATTCGACAAGTTCTGTGCTTCAAACTTAGCAACCGTCTGTGCATCTGCCATTGCTATTGGAAGTGCTGATTCTAAAGATGCCTGTATAAGAGCCTGTCCTGCGATACTAGATGCCCCTAAACCTCGCTGTTGCATTACAGCCTGAACACCTCTCAATGCCCCTGCAGCCCAAGCAGGTGGGTTCTTAGCATCAAAATCTGCTGTAAGTGATGCTAACTGTCCTTGGACTGTAGCTTTTTCTGTGGGTGTTGCTGTGGCAGCTTGAATTTGTTCAGTAAATTTTGCTGCTTTTTCTGCGTTAGCTACTGGCTCTACAAGTTCGCCTTGCTGTATTTCTCTCTGTACAGGGTTTTCTAATTTAATTGCTGTACCTTGAGCTGCATCTAAATCGGACACAGCCGACTTTGTAGCTTCGGCTGCGGTTACTTTTGATCGTGGGTCATTTGGATCTAGTCGAGCAGCTTCTGTTGCTTCTGTTACGGCTGTTACTTTATCTGTAACAGTATCAGCTTGCATTGTGGCAGGTTGATCGGATTGCAACCGTCTAGATACATCACTAACATTTGCAAGCTCTTCAAATCTTCTTCTATCTTCTTCTGATATTGCAGGTGCAACTCTGCCATCTGCTTCAATCATAGGTTGACGAAAAGGAAATACAGGATCACCCACTCTAGTTCGTGATGCCAGAGTTGTACCTGCTGTTTTAGCTGTAGCCTGTGGTGCTGTTGTATCAACCATTCCAGACGTAGTTGAAACAGTTTGCCCTGCATCACCTGTAGGTATACCAAACGGTGAAACAGTCGCACCTGTTGGTACTTTAGGATCGGTTACTCTGTCAAGTGATATATCACGAATACTTTTCTTTGCAGGTGTGCCACCTTCCTGCATCTTGTTAACATAACCACCTGATACCATCTTACGTGCTATGTCCTGATAACGCATCATCTCTGCCTGTCTATCAGGGTTTTCTTCTAAAAACTTTTGGAAGTCTTTCTCTTCACCTTGAAAGCCCATAGCGTTGGCTATCTTTTCTATGCCTGATGGCTTAAATCCTTGAAATGAAATCATTTGCTCTCTCTACTTAATACTCTATCTAGCTTATCTTCTAGTCTATGTAATGCTTCCATCACTCCATGCATCTCCTGCTTTACCT